CTTGCCTTGAAACTTACTAGGCATTTCATATTCTTGTTCCTGTTGCTCACCTGTGTCCCCTTCTTCTAGGGAGGTGAAATCTTCAGTTACAGTTTCTTGTAAATCCTCAATAGGATCAACTACAATGTTGTTTACCATAGTGTTACTCTCCGTCTATATAATAGATTGTGGAGTTAATAAAATGACACAGGCTCTATGTAATAGAGTTGTCCGTGTCGATGAGTTTTGTCTGTTCCTCTAATGTGATCAGCATATTGAGTATAGACAGTTGCCCTTGTACTTCAAATAGGGACTTTTCATCTTTAATGGTTGATACTTGATTTAAAGATTCAGACATAACTACAAGTTCCTGTATTAGGTCTTGCCAGCCGTCTGTCTCAAATAGTCTGTATCGACCATCAAAAAATTCTTTATCTTCTTTCATCTTAATTCAATGCCTGTGCTGCTTTAGCTAGGTTAAGCATTGTTTCAGACTCAAGATGTTTCATTTCAGGGATGTTTCGTATTACCTCAGACTCTAAAGTAGAGACTTCCATCTGCTTCTTCTGTAGCTCAATGGCTTTCTTCTGTAGGTCTAGGATACGTTCTTGTGCATCAGTGTCGTTAGGAACCTTTAAGGCAGCATCAGCTTGCTTGTTGTATGCTGAAGCTAATGTTTCTTGTGTTTTAGCCCCCACTAGCTCTGTATCAGCTTGTTTAGCTGCCATTTCCATCTGCATATGCTGCTGTTGCATCTCTTGTTCTTCTGGATTAGGCTGCATCATCTGCTGTACTGCTTGCATCATCTCTTCGCGGTTATTTAGGCTAGAGTTCTCAAATACTGATAACAATAGCATATTAAAAGCTTTTGATTCAGGAGGTAACATAGACATTAACTGTACAGTCTGTGTTGTCTCTAGCTCTTTAGCCATAATTCCCATAGTAGAGTACGGTGTAAACTGGTAATCTAGTACAGGGTAGCGTTCTTCATCAAATTGCATCTTGCGATATACTGATTTTTTGATGAAAGGGATCATAAAGTCAGCTTGAAAGTTACATAGAGTACGTTTCTGACGTTTAATTGAGGCTGCTTGCATCATAGACATCCCAGAAGCAGTGCCGTTACGGGCATTTCCTGCCATACTGGTCGCTGAGTCCATAGCACCTGTTGCCATTTGAATCATACGCTCTAATTCAGCAGATTCTTGGAATGTGTGCTGCTGTAACTGTCCAAAATTGAATGGCTGGATGATTGCGCGAGGATCACCATTAGTTAGTATGGTTTTACCAGCCCTAATGTCTAGTTTAGTGCCGCGAGGGATACGTGTAGCGTCCATTGCCATCATTGGGTGTGTCGTTAGGGCTAAAGCGTCTATACGACCCCTTAATTCAGCGTCTAATGCTTTTTGAGGGTTGTATCCCTTCTCACATACGCCACGACCCCAGAACTTATTAGGTACACGGTCATGCTGATAGGCTATAAAAGGACGATCTTTCATCAGATAAGGGTTTTCTTCTGCCCTGAGTACCACATCATCGTTAGCTAACGTGACTACTGCCTCTACTAACTCGTCTGTGTCATAGTCAAACTCTTCACCAGAATCAGCATCCTTAGATAAGTAACGCTTAGGGACTAGGCCCCAGTATTCAGTGATTTTGACACGATCATCTTCCGCACCAGCATTGTCTTCTGGGTCAAACCCAAAGTCGTGAATGCCTATGTTTGTTGCTCCTAGTGGAACATCCCGATAAGTTCCTGCTTCAATGCCCTTGACAACATGGTAACGGGGTTTAATAACCTCCTGCGCTACTCCTAATGCTGAATCAATAGACAAGGCAGCAGGATCAATTATAAATTCTTTTGGAGATACTGCTTCCAATGGAACTGCCATTCTAATTACTTCGACTACTTTACGCTCTGTAGTTCCATCTAGCGTACCTTCTACTTGTGTCTCTACTATGACACGCTCTGTCTTCTCTTCTACGCAGACTTTAGCAATTCCCGTACCGTAGATAGCACCATTCAAGAAAACTTCGTTAATGGCTTGTTTAGCCCCGTCTAGCTCTAGGTCTTCTTGTAGTACCTTACGTAGGTATGCTATGTCAGAAGGATCTTCATCTAATACATCATCTCTAATATCAAACCACTTCTCACGACCAAAGGTTGCTTCTTCTAATTCAGAGACAGTAGACTCAACCGCTTGTTGTAGGGCAGGGTTAATTAGACGAGAAGATTCAGAGTCACGTAGTTTATCAGACTCTGCCCAGATACCACGCCACAGACGATAGTATTCATCCCACTTCTTTTGGTAGTTCTGGTCACGATGGTTTTTCCATGTATCCAGACGTTCAGACAACCAAGAGGCTAGTCCTTCAAACTGGTCTTCTTCGTTTATCATAATTTAATACCCTGCCTCTAAATCCATTGGTTCCCACTCTTCTACTTCGATAGAGTTGGTAAAATCTGCTACTGATACTTGATCTATGTATGCTAAAGCATCTAGCAGATCATCGTGTACTTGTGTACTAGGGAAAGACATCATTTGATCTTCGAAGTGTCTCCAATCCCTGTCTTTGTTGAACTTGATCTTTCTGTGTTCCATACGGCCTTGTAGGGCCCATGTGATACGGTCAGTCTTCTTCTTACCACCGTGAGTTACATCAGTGATTACGACCCACCGACCTTGTATTCTCATTAGGTCTTCTAGATAGGGCATGATTGCATTCTTCAGGGCCCCTGACTCGACACCTACTGTAGACGCTTCGTTATCTATGGCAGAGTTAAGTATGTTCTCTGCGGTCTTCTTTATGTTCCACCTACCGTGTAATATATCTTTTACCCACCATATATCACCACAGATTTTTACTATTGCTATAGCGGTTTCATCTAGCTTAGATCCAGACTTACCTCTATCTTTAGATGATTGTTCAAAGCCAGCAGGGTCAACCGATACAATGTAGTGTCCGTAGTCGGGTTCTTCTGAGGTTTCAAACCATTCATCTTTAAAGATACCGCCTGAGAAGGATTCAAATGAAGCCTCAAACTCCTGACGGAATGCCTGTGAAGACATAGACCTTCTAGCGACTTCAATCTCTTTAGGGTCTATCAGTGGATTATCAGTAGAGTTAAAACTAAAGGCTTCCCACTCAGGGTCGTCCTGTGCAGCTATGTATATATCGTAGAAGTGATTACGCCCTTCGGGTGTTCCGATAAATAGGGCTTCACCTTTAACGTCAGCTAAGGTAGGACGGATGATCTGTTCGAAGACAGAGGGCTTCATAAAAGCATACTCATCCATCACTACATAGGCCAGACCTACACCTCGTAGTGTATCTGGTCTGTCCGAACCCTTCAGGTATATCTTCCTACCATTTATCAGGGTTATTGTAGCTGTATTCTCGTGAGTAGACTTTATCACATCTCTACCCAAATCTTTCAACAGTCCCCATAGAATGTCTTTTGCCTGTTGAAAGGTCGGGGCTATATAGAATATATCCTTGCTTTGTGACTCTAGACCTTTAATCAATAACGTCCACGCTGCAAGGTAACTCTTTCCGAAACGTCTACCACACGCTGCTACTTTAAAACGAGCAGGTGAGTTGAATATCTCCATTTGTGCAGGAGTCAGACTTACCTGTATATCACTCATCTTCTTCTTCTTCTAGAACAGACACTACGATAGCATCGTATGCCTTGTCCTCTTCCTTCTTACTCTTAGCGATAGACTTAGATAGGCTGTGTTCTATTACTTGACCACCTACGTGTTCTATTGCATCCTGAGCTTGATTACCTAACTGGGCTACAGTGATGTTTATAGATTGTCCACCCTCATGTTTAACTTCAACATCCCTCTTAGGCGGTAGTATACGATCCAGACACATCTTCAGACATGTAGTATCACCTTCCATAGCCAATTCAATTACCTTGTTGACTATATCAGGCCCTCTCTCAGACATTAATTCTCTAGAGAGTTGGGTGTACTTACCGACACTTCCTTTAGGTCTTCCTGCTGGATTTAAAGGAGGCATACCCTTATAGAGTAATGGACTTCCTTTCCTTTTCTTATTCTTTGGTTTACCAGTGCGAGGATTAATCTCTTCTTCTATTTGAGTAGACATTACATAAGATTCTCATCATCGTACCTTGACCTCTTAGGACAGAGGGGGCAGACAACTAAAGGATAGACATACAATAAGGTAGTTGCGAGATTCATCACTTTAGTGGTATAGCTCGACCCGTGTGATACTTACCGTTGGAGTTT